CACGACTCGATCATCGTCTGCAGCATCGGGATCGCCGCCCGCATATCCCGCCCGGCCTGCTCCATCGAGTCCAGAATCGACAGCGGAATGCGTCTCCGGAAGACCACCCGCTTGCCGGCCACGGTGCGCTCGTAGATGCTCTCCTTATCCACATCCGCTCCTTACGACGTCGTCCCGCTCAGGCTGCCCTTCAGCCGCCAGCTGAGGTCGTACGAAACCACGCCATCGTACGGGATCTCCCGCGCCCGCTTCGTAATCACCGCCGAGCCGTAGTAGCCCCACTTGCCAGCCGCCGTTCCCTGCGGCCACCACTCGAGGCTGCCGGCCTGTCCGATGGCCAGAGCCGCCCAGTTGGCCGTGTTCCCGGTCGTGTCGATGAACGACCCGCTGATCGAGTCGTCTACCGGCCCGGTCAGGTAGACCTTCCGCGTGTCAGCGCCGGCCGTGGCGTCGATCTCGTCCGCCGTCTCCTCGTGGGAGAACGTCCGGAAGTCTCCGCTGATGACCGTGCCACCCCACTTGATGACGTTCGCGCTGCCAATGTATTCGCCTGCCATTTGTGCCTCCTATGCCTCGCAGAGTCTGATGCGGTACGTGCCGCCTACGTGCCAGTAGTTGCGCCCCTCGGGCGTGGTCTCCGCGTACGCGATATCCACCTCCCGCATCACCGAGTAGTTCTCCCAGCCGGTCACGGCCAGCGTCTTCTCGTGGAGCAGGGCGTCGATCTGCGCATCGATAGCCCCGGCCGCCTTCATGCTCGTGGCGCTGATGCCCTTGACCGTGTACAACAATTCCTTGCGCCGGCGGGGCGTCTCGTTCGCGTCGCCACCGCCCTGCAGCGAGAACACGACCACGCCGAACGAAGCCCCGTGGGGCACCAGCGAGTCGTATACCGACGTCGTGCCCGCCAGCAGCGCCGTCAGCGCCGTGCCACCGGCGAGCGTGCTGTACAGGGCTGCTGATACCGCGTTCACTTGAACAACGCCTCCCACGCTTTCGCGAACGGTTTGCGCACTATCTCTACCGCCGGCGTCAGGAACGGCCTTGCTCCCATCTTGTGCGTCCCGTATTCGTTGAACACCCCATAGTTGACTCCGTCGGCGATGATCCGCTTGAACGTGTCCGGCTTCTCCGTGTGCAGGCTCGACCGCAGCGCCCCGGTATCCACTGGCGCCCGCTCTTTCGCCCCCGCCTCCACGTCGATCGCCGTCTTGTCCAGCACCGCGCCCGCCTTCGGCCCCAGCCCGTTCTGCAGTGCCTCCAGCCGTTTCATATTCACCTTTACCTTGACGCCGAGATCAGCCATCAGTCCGCCCTCCGCAGCTGCACCCGCCGCAGCACTCGCCAGTCGTGGTCGTCGTCCACACCTACTACCTCATAGGTGTCGCCGCCGAACACCACCCGGTTGCCCACGGCGATCGGCTGGTCGTGGTGGATCGAGAGCACCCAGCCCGTCGTGACGTGCCACTGCGCTCCTGCGAAGCCCGGCTCCTTCATCTGCAGCACCGAGAATTTGCAGGGCACGTTCGTGTAGCTGTTCGCCCACGTCGCGGTGATCCCACCCTGCGCGTCGGCCGCCGTCGTCCTCGTCTGGATCGTGCAGCTAGACGGCAGCATGTCGCCGGCCGTGTGCCGCATACCGTCGATCTCGCGCTGCGTCAGCAGTCCGGCCATCGTCTAGCTCCTCGCGTTCAGATCGCCACGCACAAACACGCCTGTTTGCAGCCCGCCGCTGCTCCTGTTCTGGCCCGTCCGGCTGCGGCAGCTCTTCGCCATCTCCCGCGCCTGCTGGAACGCTTGCTGGCGGGCGAAGCTCTGGCCGTCAGCCGTAAACTGATACCAGTCGGCCAAGCTCGCCGCCTTGCGCTCCCACACGTCCGCCGCCGCCGCCCACAGGTCGTAGCTGCGGCCGGTCCAGTAGTAGGCCGATCCTGTGGTGTCAGCCGCAAAGCGTACCTGCCCGGTGATGTAATCCGGCGTGTACGCTGGCACCGCCGACCCGGCGCCGGTGAGGATGTCCCAGTAGATCGTGCCGCTGGCCGTGCCTTCCAGATCCCGGTAGCCCAACGCCGCACGGTGATACGCCAGCGATCCGCCGCCGATGGTGTCCGGCAGCCAGCGCAGCTCTTGCTCTTCGACGTGGAGCACGTTGGCGTCCAACATCTCCTGTAGCTCGTCATCGGTGTACTGACTCGACAGGTACTCCACGGCCACGGCTACACCGCTCGCCGGTGCGGTGGAGAGATCCACCCGCCCGTAGGTGGTATCCCACGTGTAGTCCGCCGTTCCCTGTACCGTGCCGCCACAGGCCACCGTGCCGCCTGCCTGCTGCGGGTTGTGGCTGAGCCAGAACACGTCCGTTGACCCGTCACCCGTCGCCGCGTCTTGATAGCGGCGCACATCGTCCGCGGTCAGCTTCCGCAGCCGGGTTATCAGGTCAGCCATCCCGCTCCGCGCGCTCATCTGCCCACCTCCCGCAGCCGGTACATCGGTCCGCGTGCCGTCATACCCGCCCTACCCAGCCCGTGCATTTGCCCTCGTGCCGTCATGTCCGTCCCGATGGACACTGGCAGCGTGTAGGTGATCGCCAGCTTGGGGCGCTTGTTGGCGTCCGCATTACCTGATTGGGCAAAGGTAGACGCGTGATCCCCAACCACTGGAGTACCCACTAGCACCATGCCGTTGTTCACAAAGGTTCCATTTATCCATTCCTGTACTTTCGCCACATCTAACGAAACCGTGACTAGGGCAGCCGTGTCGAATGTGCCGATGCCCGTAGCTTCGCGGTCGGACGTTGTATCATCGCAACCAGCAGCGGCCCACGGCGTTCCTGTCTTGGCAGAGTTCCATGTCACCTCTGATTCGGTCCAGTCACGCACTACCCGGTAAAGTACGTGCGGACTAGGGTCGCCTGCCACAAATGTTCGGGTAAGGGTCAGTATGGCCGACGTTACCGTCGCATTGGCGGGGATGGGCGATAAGTCGAACTGGAATAGGGAACGGAATAGGAACCCAACCCATACTCCGGCATATCCTTCATAGTCATCGCCGAAGTTCATGTCTGCGTAGGCGGCGCTGGCTATCCATGCATCTTTGCTGTCTGCCTCACTGGGTTGGATCACTAGGTTAGCCATCGTTCACCTCGACCCTACCCTCTGTCCACGCCGCGTCTCCCAGCCGCCGCACCGCCGCCCGGAGCACCGCGCGGTACGTCCACCCCGCCGGGACCGTCGGCCAGCCCCGCGCCACCAGCCACTTGTTGATCCGCGCCCGCCGAGTCTCCGAGATCACCGTGTCGTACTCGGCTGCCGTGCATACCCGGTACACCTGCGGCAGGGCGTTGATGGCGGTGAGTTCCGCCACCGTCCCCGCAAACAGGTAGATGCCCCACGAGTAGTCCGGCAGGTGCGCGGCCAGTGCATATCCACGGCAGGGAAGGTCGCCGATATCCGGCAGCCCGCCAACCATCCGTACGACCGCAAACGCCTTCATCACGCCACCGCCGGGGTGGTCGTCACGAGGCCGACCGTATTGCTCGCATAGGTCGAGAACCCGCACACCCCTGTCCCGAGGCCCCCGTCTGTTATCGCCGTCGTCGCACCGATCTGTGCGCCATCGTAGTAGAGCGAGTAGTCCGTGCCATTGGCGGCGACGACCACTTTGAGCGCCTTGCCCGCGCCATAGGCCGCGGCCCCGGTGATGACCGCCGTCCACGTCCCAGCGACGCATTTGTCCAGCTTGGCATTGGTACCGTCGTGGTAGGCGAGCACTAGGTTGGCCGAGTCCTTGTAGGCGAGCGCTATACCGCATTGTGTCCCCGCCGTGAGCGTCGGTTTGCAGGTGTATGTGCCGGGACGGGAATTCCTGCTGCCGAGATAACTCAGACAGGTGGAGAACGTGAGCGCCATAATCGACCCGTCGTCGATAACCCCCGTGTCCCAGGTCGTCGCGTGGCCATCAAGCAGCACGATCTGCATCTTGTTTGCGGCTGTGGATCGGTATGTGGCCAATGCCTGCACGTAGGTAGCCGAGGTGAGCGGGATTCTCAGGCTCTTGACCCCCTGCTCGGTCATGCCGAAGGTCATGCCGCTGGCCGACCCGGCTGTGCGCTTCCCCCAAAGCGTACCCTGCACCCACGTTCCGGCAGCGACTACGACAGGAGACCAGGCCACCGCGTTGTTCTGCGCTGTGGCCGTGAACGTCTGGGCATGGCTGCCACCGTGCGCGCCAGCACCAGCATCACTCAGGGTCGGGCTACCCGTTTTGGTGAGGGTGTCACACAGCCCCGCCGTGTAGGCGGCCTCCAGCCCCGGGTCCGTGAGCAGCTCGGTCGGCCCGACCGTCGGGGTGATCGCCGGGCAGGTGACACTGAGCTCCGGAGTGGAGCTGCACTTGAACCCCCGGCAGGCTGCTAGAACAGCGCCAAAGCTCATCGTGCCCCCCTAGTCCTCGCTGTAGTAGAACGTTGTGGCGTCTACCGTCCCCGCGGCCCCAAGTACCATATTCAGCTTCTTGCCCGCCGTCGGCAGCCGCAGCTTGCTGCGGAAGGTCAGCTGCGCCGACCCGTTGGCCGGCAGGAAGATCCCTGCGATCGCGGTGCCCGAGGTCTCTTCTTGCAGGGTCAGCTCCATCGCCGCGTTCGCCGAGAGCAGCACATCCGTAACCACCAGATGCTGCGCCGTTCCAGCCGGCGCGTCCGTGATCGCCACCGTGCCCGCTGCTGTCCCCTGTACCCGCTGCCCGCCAACGCCCCAGACCGTCGTCCACGACGGGCCGGCATCCTTCGTGTTGCCGATGGTCAGCGTACCCGTCGGCAGGCTCGCCATCCCCGCGATAACCGTGCCCGGAAGCGTCAGCACGTCGACATCCCCGATGTTGGTCGTGCCTGCCGTCAGCGCCACCGTGCCGCCCTTCAGGTACGTCGCCAGCGCCCCGCTCTGGTCGCCGAGGTCCACTACCTTCAGGTACTCGCCCCCGATTTGAGTCACCTTGTCTGCCATCCTGCCCTCCTATGCGACCGCGCTGGCCGCCATCACGGTGTCGTATACGTCTTCCCAACGCCGGGCCATCGCCTCGAGCGTGTGACCCTTCTCCACGTGCGCCCGCGCCGCCTCGCCCAAGCGTTGCACCAGCGCCGGGTCGTCAATGAGCCTTTGGATCGCTGCCCGCAGCGCTACGGCATCCCGGGGCGGCACCAGCAGCCCGTTCACCTCGTCCACGATCTGTGCCCGCGCCCCGGCAACATCACTCGCCACGCAGGCGCAACCCGCGGCCATCGCCTCGCACAGTGCAAGCCCAAACGTCTCCTCGTAGCACGACGGGAACACGTAGATTGCCGCCGTGCTTAGCGCCTCGGCTACCTGCTCCCGCGGCAGCCCGGTAATGACCCGCACGTCCACGCGCGCCCCCCTTATCGCCTCTTGGAGTACCGGCAAACCCTTGACTGGGTGCATCCCCCAAGCGCTGCTCGCGTACATGCTGCCGGGCTCCTTCGTCCCGGGCATGAAGAGCGTCGTGTCCAGACCCGGCTCGGCTACGTACGCCACGGCCACCCCGTTGCGCCGCAGGATTGCCGCGCTCGGCTCACAGAGCGCCACAACCGGCGAGCCGTTCACCAGATCCGCCCACTCCGCTGGCATCAGGCTGTCCGGGCAGGCCGTGTCACAGACGCCCCGGACGGCGCTGCAACCCACGCCCCCCCTGAGCAGGTTCCTGTTCCCGCAGAACGGCCAGTAATCCATCAGCGCCCAAACGTGTGGAATACCGTGCGCCTGCAGCCACCGGACGGGCGCCATACCGAATCGGTTGTGGATCGTGATTACCTGCACCACATCTGGCCGAAACGTCCCCACCGCCCGGTCGATCTGTGGCGACTGTAGCCACGCCACTTCGTGGCCCCGCCTGCGGAGGCCAACGGTGAGATCGCGCAGGATGCTCTCGGCACCGCCCCCACCAAGGCCGGGTGGGGTCTCGTGCTCGTGGAACATCAGCACCTTCACTACCGCACCGCCTGCTGGAGCACGTGCATTCCCTTCCACGGCGCGTTCCACGCCGCACTCGCGCAGATGCTCCCGGCCCGCTTTGCTCCCGGCTTGAACAGTGCCACGTCCACGCCTTCCTCGACCACGCCGTCGATCCGCACACCATTGCGCCGGAAGATCGCCGCGCTGTGCTCGTTGCCTGTCACGGTGTAGAAGCGTCCGAGCACCGTAGGTGCTGACCGCCGCCCACCGCACGAGTTCTCACACACGCCTGCGGCGGCCTCGCAGCGCACGTCGCTCTGGTTGTGTTGCTGCATCAGCATTCGCGGCCCGCAGAACGGCCAGTAGTCGTGCAGGAACCACGCCGCCGGCGTTCCCCGATCGGCCAGCGTCACGGCGTGCTCCAGCCCGATGAAGTTGTGGATCGTGCCAACGATAACGAACGCAGGCAGGAACACGTCGAGCGCCTGCTCGATCTGGGCGCTGTACAACCACGCCACACTGTGACCAGCACTACGCAGGCCGTGGGCAAGATCGTCGAGCCACGACTCCGCGCCACCCTTCATCGGGTTTCTCTCCTGCCACAGAAGCAAGTTGATACTCATAGCTGCCTCATCACAACCGGCCACGCCGTCGGCACGTCGGTGTAACAGGTCGAGCAGCCGGACTCGCAGACGATAGGCTCCGGCAGCACAACGGTACGCTTGAACAGGTTGCCGATGGGCGGGTAGGCGCGTGCCATATCCGGGTTACACCGGAACACGTCGCCTCCCGGATCAGCCACCCAGTGGTGCGTCCCCGAATTGCACCAGCGCTTGATGCCGTCCAACTCAGTGCCTTGCTCCCACGTCTGGTACGGGATGTGCGTCGTGATCTGGTCAAGGTTATGCCCCGCCTTCGGGTGCATCACCCGGTTGCCGATGATCGGGTAGACCGCACCGATCCGCTTGATGTTCGCAGCCGCACCAGCGTTGCCGGGATGGTCGCTCACGTTGATCTGCGCGCAGCCGCCCGGACGCACTCGCAGCAGGGCATCCGTGCCTTCGTCACTAAGGGCGTTCGTCGTCAAGGCCCAGCGCCTGCCGTCTGCGGCCAGTGCCGCCAACAGTTGCGCCAGCCCGGAAAACAGCAGCGGATCGCCCCCGGCGAAGTCGAGGATCGATCCCGGCGGCGTATGGTCGCGCAGGGCTACGGCCCACTCAGCCCAGCCGTGCTCCGGCGCCGTCCGATTGACCTTGATGTGCGGCAGCAGGCAGTACGGGCACTTCAGCTGGCAGCGCCAAGTGAGATTTAGCAGGTAGTGCATCACGCCACCTCCCGCATCTCAACGCCCCACGACGCCGGGTCCTCGGTATAGCAGGTCGAGCAGCCGAACTCGCACAGTGTCCCGACTACCTGCACCTGTCGCCTGAACAGGTTCCCGCCGCTCGGTTGGCCCGTCTCGAGGGCCACCACACAGCGCCACAGATCGCCGTTCGGCCCGGCGACCCAGTGCTGCATCCCGGCGGTACACTGACGCTTCACGCCATCTACCGCCCGGCCGCCCTTCCAGTCCTGATAGGTGATCAGCTTCGCGTCCGGCTCGTGCTTGCCCGCTGCCGGGTGGTCGACCCGGTGAACGTTGACCAGATAGCCCGCCTGCCTGAGCCTCAGCTTGTTGGGCCTCGCCTCCGGGTTCCCGGAATGATCCGAGTAGTTGATGCAGACCCCGCCCTGCGGCTTCTCGACACAGATCCGCTTCACCACGTCGTGCGCCTTGAGATTCGTCGTCAGAGCCCAGCGCAGGCCGGCAGCCCCGAGCGCGTGGAGCAGGTCGACGATGCCGGGATACAGGAGGGGCTCACCACCAGCGATATCGACGATGCTGCCCTTGCCCACCGCCTTGGGCAGGGCCTCTGCCCACGTCTGCCACGGCACCCCCTGCACCGTCCGGTCCACCTTGCTGTTGCGGATAGAGCAGTAGGTGCAGTTGAGCTGGCAGGACCACGTCGGGAATATCGCTACGTGCATCAGTTCAACCCCACCGGGCAGACGTCCCAGAAGCGACGCATCCAGTAGTCCGCCCTCTCTGCCGACAGCCACGGCGTCGGACTGTGTTGGAGCATCTGCTGGCCGAACTCGGGCGCTTCCTGATACCAACCCTCGGCCTTGGCGTACTCCGCGAGCTTCGTCCCGTCCATTGGCGTGCAGATCGTCGTCTGCCGCATTTGGATCAGCCCCTCGTCATAGGCGGCCTTGAGCCCCTTTGCCGTGATTTCCAGGTCCTCGTCTCCCTCTTCGTAGTTGCCAATCATCGTGAACACCGCGTTCTCGATACCGGCCTCACGGGCCACCTTCAGCGTGTGCATGATGTCGGCTACGGTGATGCCCTTCTTCACCGCGTTGAGGATCCGCTGGCTGAACGACTCCACCCCCCAGAAGATGGTGTGGCAGCCGGCCCGCTTGACGTCGGCCATTAGCTCCGGCGTGATGTACTTCTTGGAGCAGCGCCCTTGAGTGATCCACCGCAGGCCCAGCGGGGCGATCCGGTCGGCAATACTGGCCATCCACCCGTCTGGCAGTTTGGTGCCGACCATCTCGTCGTCGTAGACGTAGACATTCCGAACACCCAGCGCCTTGAGGTTGAGCATATCCGCCTCGACCGTGTGTGCCGGCCGGTAGCGCGTGGGCCTCCCCCCGAAGATGGTGTTGGCGCAGAAGATGCACTTCCACGGGCAGCCCCTAGTCCACATACTGATCCCGGGCATTGGTTGGAGCAGGCGCTGCACGTTGCCGACGTAGGACGTCAGGGCCGGCGCGAATCGCTGCCAGTCCGGCACCGGGATCTCCTCTATCGGTGCCGGCTCGCCTTTGTGGATGCCCGTCGCTCCGCTTTCGAGCAGGTCGATCAGATTGCCTTCGCACTCGCCAGTCACAACCAGATCGGCTCCCCAGTCCAGCCCCAGCTGCGGATAGAGCGTCATATATACGCCACCGGCAACGATCCTGCCAGTGAACCCGGCTTCCCGCAGCGCACCGATGATCTCGCGCATCCCCCGCTTGCTGATCGACAGCCCGGTGATTCCGACCACGTCCGGCCAGCGGTCACGTTGCGCGGCGAACTTCTCCCGGAAGGATTCGGGCGTCACACCGAGCGCCTCAAGGTCGACCGCCTCTGCGTCGTGGCCGCGCAGGTTCAACCAAGCCACCAGCGTCGGCAGTGACAGCAGCGGCAGCATCCGGTATTGGATGCCTGCGTAGTGGTGCACTGGCGGATTGAAGAACTGCACCCGCATCAGAACGTCACCATCTTGAGCTCGCCGCCCTGTCCCAGCACGATGTCCTCGATCTCCGCCAGCGCCGGGCGCCAGTACTTATCGGCTACCACCTGCGTGTCGTAGTTGATCGCGCCTTTCCGCGCCTGCTTCCGCAGCAGCTCGTTGCCCCGCTCGGCATACGCCGCCTCCAGCGCATCGGCCACAGCATCGATGCTCACCAACATCCGGAACGAGTCCGCTCCAAGCGACCAGTGTCTCTGCCCCGGGATCTTCCAGCCGGCGAAGAGCAGCTCGTCAGTCGTCGAGTAGTCCGACGCCGCCACCGGGCAGCCGCACATCTGCGCCTCGAGGATCGGCAGCCCGAAGCCCTCGCTCTTGGCCGGGTTGAGCAGCACGTCCGAGGCGTTGTAGACGGTCATCATGTACTTGTCGTCGAAGGCCCCAGACAGGTACGCCAGCTGGTCGTGGTGGATGATCCGCTTGCTGATGCCGTTCCGCTCTCCCAGCGCGGCGATGTTCAGCGCCCCGCCCCAATTCGTGTGAGGGTACAGATAGGCGTCCTCGTGCTTCTCCAGAAACTTGGCGAAGCCAGCGAACGCCTCGCCGAATCCCTTCCGGTCGGACGGATCCTTGTTCGCCGCGACCATCGTTACGATGAAGCCGTCTTTGGGCATCCCCAGCTTCTCCCGCGCCTCCTGCTGCGAGATCGGCTTGTAGACGGCGGCGTCTGCGGAGCAAGGCACGTAGTGGGCGTCTACCCCAGCGTCCTTGAGCAACGCCGTTCCCCACTGCGAGTAGCACATCGGGTAGATAGCCGGTTGCAGCGCATCCAGCACCGGCTTCGGGATCGGATCGTGATCGACCGGCAACCAAGGGCAAAACTTCGTGTGCTGCGAGATCTGCGGCGGGAACACCCACACGTCCATATTCGTGATCAGGATGTCCGGCTTGGCTGCGTTGTAGTAGGCCAACGCCGTGTCGATGCCATACGGATTGCTGCCACAATGCGGCAGGATCGTCACCACCCCGGCCTTCTCGTTCGGGTTCTCTCGCTTCCTGATCGGCCACCGCTGCGCCGCCCCCTGCAAGCCGTACCACGCATACACGATCACCTCGTGGCCCATCCGCACGATGTCTGGAACTGTGCGCTGCGTCAGCACACTGTACGAACTGCCACCCCACGGTGCGGTGCTGTACCAGAAGATTCGCATGCCTCTCCCTCTCCTTGTAGTCGGGGTGAGCCAGTGAGCAAAGGAGAGAACTCTGCCAGCCCACCCCTAGCCGACGCCGTCGCGCCGGTTTCAAGACTAGCCTTGAGTGATCACGCCATCGACCACCTCGATACAGATGGTCGCGTCCGCCGAGAGATCGTTCCCCGCTGCGCTTTCGATCTTCTTGATGCGGACGTACTCGCCCGCGTCAACGAAAGCCTGCGCTGCCGTGACCGTCAGCTCCTGCGGCACGTTGGCCGCCCACACCGTCGCCGTGCCGCTCGACATGTGGGCGATAGTCCCGCCGGACACCGTGCCGCTCGTGCCGTAGTTGACGAGCGCGATGTCCAGCGTGCCAACGGCGAACGTCTGCGCTTGCGCGGCGATCACAGTCACGCCGCCATACTTCTCCGACGCCCTGAAGGCCAGCGCGTAGGTCGTGCCGGTCTCCGGCATCGTGCTAGGGTTGACAACGATGATCTTGCTGCTGTTCGACGCCATTTCATCTCCCTCCTTAGCTCGTCGGCGTCTTCGCGTCGTAGAGCCCTTGGATGCCGAACTTCGGGCGCCACACGCCGTGAGCATAGACGACCGTCATGTTCAGCTCCCAGCCGCGCCGGCTGGCGTCCCGCTCGGGCTCCAGCCGTGGTGCCCGCCGGGTATCCAGCGCCAGGGCCGACCGCGAGAACATGCCCGTGTATGCCTGCGTCGAGGCGTCGATGCTGATGTCCGACGTGGTGAAGATGCTCACGTCGGCCACCGTGGTCACGTACCAGCGCCGCAGCACTTCCTCGGTGAGCCACGACGGAACCGGCTGAGTCGAGGCCGCGAGTGACGCCGCCTTCCCAAGCTGGTGCCACTGGTAGTCGTGGCAGACGAACACGTAGGGGGGCGGCGCCTTCTGCGCCCGAAGCTGCGACCGCATCGCAAAGAAGTAGCCCCACGTGATCGTATTGCCGGATCCAATCGTCCCGCCGGTCAGGCTGGAGAAATCGCCCAGAACCTTGCTGTTGATGTCGGCGGCGACCGCCATCCCCAGCTCGAGTGCCGCGTCCGCCCGGTATCCCTCCGGATCGCTGTCCAGCCGGGCATCTGTGAGGAAGAACTGAGCGCCGTACTCGGCTGGCGTCAAGGTGCTCAGATCGGACGGCTTCCACACCTGCGAACTGAGGTCGTCTTCCTCACCAATCGCAGAGATAGTCGCCGCCGGGTATTCTTTGCCGATACGCGGGGCCATTCCCGACGCATTGAAGGGCGTCACGAGAGCCGCCATGATCGCGTTCTCGCGCGCCACGAACATAGCGTCCTCGTAGATGGTTCCCGCGTAGACGGCAATATCGCTGTAGGTGTTGAATCCCGCAGCCATTACTGCCTCCTGTTACTTCGGGACAGGGGCATCCAACGGTTGACTGATGATCACGCCGCCGCCGCGCGCTTTGGCCGTGCCTGTGTCGAACAGCGAGCCCCCGCCCCCGTAAATTCTGGCCCGTCGCTGTTCCACTGTTTCGCTTTGGCCCTGAGTGCCCTGCCCGACGTTGAACGGCTCCACTTGCCCCGGCTGCCGGAACAGGTAGGGCTTCGCCTTCTGCAGCACCTCTAGCGCGGTCTGAATGTCTTTGGTCGCCGTCCCGCTCGCCGGGTCGATCTCCGCCGTGGCCAGCAGGATGTTCGCGTCCGTCGCGTCTACCGCGCCCAAGCCGGTCGCCACTTTGGCCACCAGCACGCGCCGGTCGGCGTCCTTCACCTTGGCCTCGCGCTCGGCGATCGCCGCGTCCTTGTCGGCGATCGTCTTCTCCAGCTCGGCCATCCTCTTCTGCAGCTTCTCGGCCTCGGTCAGCTTGGCCTCTTCGTCAGCCTTCACCTTGGCCCGCAGCTCGTCTAACTCTTTGAGCGACTGCTTGGCCGTCTTCTCAAACTCCCTGAGCTTGTGAATGGTCGCCATCGCCCGCTCTCTGTCGAAGTCGTCCCCGCTTGGGGTGTCTATTGGTGGCACCACTGGTGCCGGTGTCTGTCCCGAGTCCTGCTCGGTCATCGCCCTCTCCTATGCTGCTTGTTCGATCAGGCTCTTCAGCGGAGCCTCGCTCCGCATCTTGCCCCACACCGCGTCCTTGCTCTCCACGCTCAGCCGCTCGAACTCGAACTTACCGGCCTTCCACGCCGCGTGCTTGGCCTTGCCCATCATCGCCCGCTGCGTGGCCTCCGGCTGGCCCTTGAACCAGTCCTGCCCACTGTCCTCTTTGCGCAGACTCTTCGGCTCGGGCACGTCCAGCCCGAGGTCCTTGTAGCTGGGTGTGAGCGGGATCATCGCGCAGTTATGTGTTACAATGTTACTGGCGCTGTACCACCCGTATTCTGTCTGGAGGTTGTAGACTGGGCCATGAAACGGATTGAGCTCGATATTGATGATCTCGTCAAGCGTTACCTTGCCGGTGAGTCCCAGCAAGGGCTCGCTGTGCATTTCAACGTCAGTCGCCGGGTGATCGAGCACCGCCTGCATGAGCGTGGCATTCACGTGCGCGACATCGCTGATGCTAACCGTCTGATGGCCGGCAAGCGAAGCCCCGACCAAAACAGGCTGATCATGCTTCAGGCACAGGCCGCTTGCCGAGGCCGCATAGTGCCATTGTGTGAGCGCGCAGCAAGGGCTAAAACACGACAAGCCCGACTCTACAGTCGCTCGGCCTCCGAAATTCTGCTTGCTGATTGGATGGTCGAACGTGGCATATTTCCGACCGCACAACAGGCAATCGGCCCATATAACGTAGACATCGGAACCTTTCCCATCGCCGTGGAAATCTTCGGCGGCAGTTGGCACGCTAGCAAGCCGACGCATACCGAGCGCACGCGCTACATCCTCCACGCGGGTTGGCATATGGTTTTTGTCTGGACGCACGCCCGCCGTAGCCCCCTGCGCCCCGAGGTAGCGGATTACATGGTCGCCTTTCATCAGGAGGCCAGCCGCAACCCAGCCGGAATCCGTGAGTATCGGGTGATTCGGGGTGACGGACAGGAGTTGGCCCGAGGCCGTGCGGATAGTGATCATGTCACCGTCGTAGCGCCGGGATACGAAGGCCATAATGGCGGACGGCGATTCTACAACCGTGCCGGGGGCTAGGCAGCGCCCGTTGTGGTGATCGTTCAGCGTCTCGTCTGGCCCGTGGACGGTGCCATCCATCGCGAGGCACGACATACAGCAGCGGGAGTCCCGCGCCGAGCGCCATACCCAGCCCTTGACAATCTGAGGGTTGGCCACGTAGGCCGCGCGCGACGCTTCCCGGTAGGCGTACAGCTGCGCCGTGCGCGCCGTCCGGAGCGACCACGTCAGCCCCTGCCCGAGCTCCTTGCGGATGATGTTTGCCGTCTTCCGCGGGTTGTAGCCAAGAGCAATCCCCTGCACCAGCTTCTCGCCCACGCCATTGGCTACCGCCGGCCCAAGCTCGGTACGAAGGCCCGCCATCAAGGGCGAGTCGTCCGCCAGAAAGCCGAGCAGCTCTTCCACCGCCGTCGGGTCGAGCCGCTGCCAGAGGCCCATGATCTGCGCGTCCAGCGGCTTCACCCCCGGCAGCGACGCCTGCGCCAGCGCCTTAGCGTCGGCCTGCGCCTGCGCGATCGCCCCCTTCGCCCCTTGGCTGATCTCGTTCTCGGCTACCGCCGCGTACCGGCTCACCTCTACCTCGACCTGACGCTTGAGCGCCTTCAGCCGGCTGAGCTTGCCCACCTTCCACGCCGGTACCTCACCCTCAGCGGCCAGCGCATCCAGCTCCACGATCAGCGCCTTGATCTGCCCCTGCAGCCGCTCGTACACGCCGCCGTAGGCGTTCACCAGCCGTACCGCGGCCTCACGCTCCCGCTTGAGCAGCTCGCCGCGGAACTTCTCGGCCGCCAGTAGCGCGTCATCGGGCGGCATCAGCGCTTCTTCCTCACTTCTTGCCCTTCTTGTTGTCGCCTAGTCGCTTGTCTTTCGGTGTGCCCTTTGATGGCTTCCCGCCCATCGTTACGCCCCCTTCGCAAATGCGGTTAGCAGCCGGCTCCCGAGGTCTTCCTCGCCGGCCTTCTCTTCCTGCAACCGCTCCTCAATCACCTCGTTTGCATAGCCGCGCAGCTCGCGGTACGTCTGCTTGTCGATCACCCCGGCGCTCAGCTCCGGCAGCAGCGCCTGCGCCACTTGCGTGGCGTCCTCCGGCAGCACGTCCGGCCAAGTCACGTTGATCGTCTCCGGCGGCGCAATCCCCGCCAGCTGCAGGCCGAGCTTGGAGATCGCCACGAGCCCTTCTTCGTAGAGCTCACGCTTGTCGTTCGTCTTCGTGATCGCGTCCTGATACAGCACCCGCAGGGCGAAGTTGGTGAGCTGGCCTACCGAGTCTTTCACCGTCTGCGGGTCAACCATCCGGGCGCTCTGCCAGATCTCCCGCAGGACGATGGCCATGAACTCGCGGGCGCTGGCGAGATCGCTCTGCATCTCTAGGTTGTAGATGTTGGCCTCCGACGTCGGCCGGTTCACGGTCCAGAACGTGCTCGCCCCGGAGGCCACCACGTCGGCAGCATCCATGCCGATGCCGATAGTCCGCGGCCCCGAGTAGTGCTTGAGAATACGGCTGATGTTGGAGGCCGTGAAGTTGAGCGCGTCGTTGAGCGCTACCACCCGCCGCACGTCGTCCGCGCCGTAGAAGGCGAACGGGCGGCTGCTATTCTGCCACTCGACGATCGGGCAGTAGTCGAGGCGCTGGCCTTGGTCACGCCGCTCCCAACGCCCGCCCTTGCCGCGGCGGTAGACGATCTCATACCAGACGTCGTCTGGCGCGTTCTCTGCCCCCGGCATCGCCGAGGCTCGCACGTAGTCGATCCGCTTGCCGGCCTCGCCCAGCTGATATTGCAGCCTGTACCAGAGCACTCGATCGACGTCCTCCAGATCCCAGAACACCGTGCAGTGCTGCGGGTCGAGGTTGACGATCCGCGGCCACTGGCCTTCGCGCTGTTCCACCCGCACCCAGCAGTGCCCGGACAGAACTCCAGACAGAGCGATGTTGTGCTGCAGCCGCTTCTCCCGGTTCGCCGTCCAGAGCTGGGCGAGGGAGTCGTCGATAGCCTGGCGCTCGCCGTCCCCAGCAACGTCGAACGCCAAGCCATCGCCGAGGAGGAAACTGACCAGCTTGTCCGCGACCTGATCCGTCTTGGCGAGGAGCACGTTGTCGTTGTAGCCGTCTTGCTCGACCCGGAGTGGTTCGGGCATCTTGCCGTCGTAGTAGTTCCAGTGCTTGGCGAAGCGCGCCTGCCGGTCGTTGTACTCGGCTGCGTATGCCTCCTCCAGCGGGCGCAGCGCGACGCTCTGCTGGTCGAGGATGTACTCTAGTGCCGCAGGCATTAGACATACACCTCCGCCAGCTTACGCTGGAAAGTGAAGCCAGCTTCCTCCGGTGTCCGTGCATTCTTGCGGGAATTGCATGGCTGGCAGGCGGGCACAATGTTGCTCATTGTGTGAGCACCTCCCCGCGAAAGCGGTACAACGTGATCCTGTGTTAGCGCGAGCGCCCGGGTACCGCAGTACACGCATTTATGCCCATATGCGGCCTTTATCGCCTGCCACTGCGCCGCGGTGAGATCTACAATGGGCGCATTGCGCTTACGGGCGTCCTTAGCGCTGCTATGGACTCGCAGTTGCTCAGGATGTTGTTCATTCCATGCCCTTATTCCCGCCCTGTAGCGGTCATAATTGGCATTGCGCCATTCGCTCAGATAGACCAGCCATTTGTCTCGATATCTCAAGTAGGCTGTCTTCTTGCTAGCCTTAACCTTCTCAGGATTCTGCAGGCGATACTTAGCCCTCTCCGCGCGTAGGCATGGTTTGCAGGCACCACCATCACTGGGGTAGACATCACATCCAGCCAGCAATGCCCCGCATAATCGACAGGTGTCTTGTCTGAGTCGTACTCGTTTCATCGCATCTCAATCAATAAAAGGGCGATGCTTGAATGGCCACCTTGGCGAGAGGATGCGCTGCCGCTTGCCATGCCAAGGCCAATGCCATCACCGTGTCGTCGTGCATCCCCTCGGGGGCCGAATAGCGCAGCATCCCCGAGGGCAAGCGCTCCATCTCGTAGGCTTGCAGTTCGCCCAAGAGCACCGGATCGGCCACGATGCGAACATCACCCCGCTCGAAAGCGAGCGCCAGGGCGTCGATCGCCGCGGCCTTACTCTGGTTGGTTGTCTGAAACGACTGCACCGGCAGCCGCTCACGCTCTAGTTGTTCGATCAAGGGCTCGCCCATACTGTTGCGCTCGACGATGATCGGCCGCGCCTTGAAGCGATCCTGCAGTGCCCGCAGGCGGGCTGTCTGCAGTGAGTAGTCGATCTGGTTGAAGCGGTCGAGGTGTACCAGCGCCCTATCGGTGAGGTCGAGTACGGCCAGCACCGTCCAGTCATTGTGCTTGCCCCAGTCCACGCCAATGGCGTACTGGTGGCCGTCAACGGCTTGCTCGTGCGGTGTCGATGTGGCCGACTCCAAGACGCGCCGGAACACCCCGCCGCCGTCCTCGATAAAGTCCGCCAGATACTCTTGGGCGAAGATCCGCTCAGGCAGCGATGCCTTCGCCGTCTCGATCTCGGCCGGTACGATGTACGGGTTGGCCGCCGTGGGTAGCTGCCACGACCGCCACTCACCGCCATCCTGTCCCCGCTGCCAAATGCGCCAGAACCAGTTGCGACCCTTGGGCGTGCTGATGAACAGTGCCCGCCCTTGGCGATCGGAGAGCGCCGGCCGCAGCGCCTCGGTGAAGGCCGCCTCGGCGATGAAGGCACACTCGTCAAGCACGCAGAAGTCCAGCCCCTCGCCGCGCAGCGAGTCGGGATTATCCGCTGACCGCACTTGCACCCAGCCGCCACCGGGAAGCGTCACAATGCGATCCGCCTCACGCAGTACGGTGCCCGGGATCTGCGTAGCCAGCCGCTTGATCTCTCGCCAGCCCACCATGCTCATCGGGTAGCTCGGTGCAACCCACCACGCGCGCTTGCGCTGCAGGGCATCGGCCAAGCAGAGCACCACGCCGAGCATTGTCTTACCCCAACGCCGGCCGCAGCTGAGCACCCTGAAGCGAGTAGAGTCGTGGGCGACCGCTCGCTGGCCAGCGTGCAAGGGCGGCAACGTGATGTTCAGACTAGCTACCGCCATCGTCCGCCCATCTCAACACAATCTCCACAGCCCCGCCTTCGTCCCCCGTCACCTGACGCACCTCGGGCACCTTGCCGTCCATCCGCTCATAGATCAGCTTGATAGCATCTAGATCGCCGGCTAGCGCCATATCGGCCAACTTACAGGCAATCGCCCGGCGCTTGGTCTCGCCGTCGGGCGTCTTCTCGCGCAGAGCAGCCCGCAGCGCGTTGGCCATTGCCCGCGCCTTCTTGGGGGAACCCTTCGGGTTCCCTGACTGCCCCTTTACCCACGGCATTGCAGCTCATTGTTGTGCAGAGAACGCACCCGTCCCCCACTCACCCGGCGGCGATGTCGGCGCTTCGGCCGACGCCGCTCGAAATAGCAGACCAGCCAGTCGTCCTCAAGCTGGCTGCTCCATCCCAGCAAGCGCAGGCCCTGGTGCCTCAGATCGGGCACCCGCAGCGACTGCATCGTGATGACGTCCACGCCTTCGGTTCTCCATCTCTCTCGCCCGGGCAGCGACAAGCCGCTCCTCGCCGACGATCGCCTCGGCCATCTCGGCCATCGTCACTCGGTAGTCGCTTGCTTCGAGACCGGCTTCGTAGGTGCTGCGCACCGCTGTGCCCTCACCTGCTTGAGACAGTACTCACAGATGCCATGCGACGTCAGCCCGTCGCCCTCGACATCCTCAGCCAATACCGCACCGCACCAGGCACAGATCTTTTGCACTCCCCCGCTCACAAACGCCAAAAGGCCGCCTCGGTACGTCCTAAGATGACGTCCAAAGCGGCCTCTACGAAGAAGACCCTAGCTATTCAGTTGACCTATTATTGCATACCCTCAGCACAGTGTCAACCAGGCGGTAGACTACCGCCATCCCCGCCGCGGCCAGCTCACCGTGCCCAGCTCCACCCGCTCCGGCCCCGGCAGCACGACGTACTGCCCGCCTTCATCCACCAGCACGACAGGATAGTAGCCGCAGCGCTCGCAGTGGCAAGCGTAGGCGTGGCGCGCTCCCAGTGCTCCGTGCCACTCAAAGAGGAACGCGCCGCAGAGACAGCAGATCCGCCGGTAGCGCGTTCCCGCCGCTATTGTCACCGCATCAACCGCCAGCATCGCGCAACCGCTCCAACTCTGCGGCCAGCTGCTCGATGGTCTCCGACTGCTCCAATATGGTCGCCTCCAAATGGGCAACCTTCTCAATCTGCCGTGCCAGCGTCTTCGCTTGTACGTGCACTGTCGCCTGTGCCTCTTCCGCCTGCACCCGGTAGCGGTTCGCGATGCGGGTCAGCTCGTCGATCACGTTCTGGCGCGGGTCAATGGTGCTCGTTGGTTTCATCCCCCTCACCTCGTAGTAGTTGCCTCCGGGCCGGCGGGTTTACCTTGCGTCTGAAACAACCCCCCAATGGCTGATGTTCGGAGCTTCCTTTCATAAATTCCGCCTCCGTGGGCGGTGTCATGGACTCTGACTAGTTGTCGCTATATCCCCCCGCCGACCCGGCTGGCTGCCCTGTTGGCTCACACCTCCTAGTTCACAGATACCGGCTTGTACGCAGCCGCCGGTTCCCCCCGCTCGTCGTATTGATTGAACGCGATGATGCGATACTGGGCTGTTTTCCTCTGGATCTGCACTCGCTGGCCCTCGTTGTACCCGTCCAGCCACGCCGCGCCCCGCGCCTCCACAACACCCATCTGGTAGGCAACGTACAGCGCGAATGACATCACCACAAATGCCATCACTGCCCAGAGCACCGTACCGCCTCCTCCCGCGCCAGTTTCGCCGCACGATAGTCCGCGCTCTTCTGCTGCCAGTTGCGTCCACGCTCATTCCACTGGTCCACTTGTTTCGCGGCGCTGCATTTGGAGCACGTATGCAGCCCGTACCGGTCCACCGTCCAGAAATGCGGCGGGCAGGTCGCCACTTCGTCCGCTGTGGCCGTCGCCGCCGGGACAGTGTCCCCAAGTTGCGGGATGGCGATGTGCTCCGGCTCCTGCGCCTGCGCCGCCTTCTGCTCTGCCCGTTTCGCCGCCCGCCCCGCTCTGGCGGCGAGTACCGTGACCTTCCCCTGGCACGCCCGCGAGCAGAACCGGGGCGTCGGCTGGGACGGATTCGTCATCCGCTCGAACGCAGCTCCGCACGTCTCGCAGGTGAACGACTGCGGGCGCTTGGTTCCCGGCGAGACCCGGCGCTTGGCTGTCCCCTCCGTGCCGTGCGTTCGGGAGGCGCACGCCTTCGAGCAGAACCGCGCCGGCCTCGACGGGTACACGATCTTCTCAAAAGTGACCCCGCACCCCTCGCAGGTGAGCACCTCGGGTTGTTTCGTCGCCGGCCGGCCTCCGCGGCGTTTCGGCTCCGGCTTGCTGCTCACCGTTATGGTCTCGCTCGGCATCTCCGCGCCGCGCAGCTCCACCGACTCTAGTGGCTCCACCACATCCGGACACCGCGCCGCGACCTCCCTGACCTGCCGCAACAGGCGCTCCTCGCGCTCCCATCGAGCGTCCAACCGCCGGACGAGCTGATACAACGAGACGCCGACGGTGGCGGCGGCAAAGGCGGTGATGATCATGCTTCTACGCATTTGGTTGCCTCCCTCTCGGCCAGCCGTCGGGCCAACCGCGCCCGGTACGTCGGGCCATATGCCGATGCCTCTTTCGGGCAGAGCAGGTTAGCCTTCATACTCAGCCACTTGTCTAGATCGCGCTCCGCCTCTTCCCGTGTCTCCCGCATCGGCAGGTATGGGCTGCTCACCCGCCGCAGCGATCCCGACGGCCGCCGGGTGAACGTCATCCACAGATCAGTCCCGCTCCCGATTCCCTGTGACACGAAGAAGTCCTCGCTCATACGTCCCTCCCTTCGGCCTTGGCTATGGCCGTCGTCAGCGTCCACACCACGCACCGATCGCGCTGGTGGCACGTCGGGCAACTGTACGGAGGCTTGTGGCAGGACGGGCAGGCCCACGGCTCTGAGATGTTCCTCGGGACGTCCAAAACGCCCACGAAGAAATCCCACGCCGCCTTGCACGCCGCGTACATCTCCGGCGCGGCCGCCATCAGCCGGGCGTTGGCAAGCCCACTACCGGTTGCATCCGGAGCAGACCGCTCTACGGCACAGGCCAACCCGATGCTCACGCCCGTTGGGTCAACAATGATTTGATTGCCGATGAGCGTGAATAAATCTTCGGAATGCCTGACCCTGTCTAGTCCCCACGGTCCCGGCGTATGCTCTCTCACTCGTCCACCTCCACTCGTACCCGTCTCCGGCAGTCCCGCGCTATACAGACGCCCCGGCACAGCCGCCTCAACTCCACGATCTCCCGCTCCTGCCTCTCGATCACGCTGTGCAGCATCTCCCGCGCCACCCCGCACGCCGAGCACGTGTGGCCGCTCTCGGACGGCACACCTCGGACAACGTATGTATCTCTACACTCCACGCTCACAACCTCACCGCTAGCTCGCGTACCGCTCGTTTGTTATCTAGTCCGTTCATCTGGGCAAATAGCGAGATCACGTCCATAGCCTTGCCCTCGTTGCAGCCCACGTAGCAGCGGCAGATCCCCTTCTGCGTGTCCACCCACAGCGACGGGTTCTCGTCCTGATGCAGCGGGCACCGGGCCATGTACCAGTGGCTCCCCGTCTGCCGGGCTTCCGGCAGCAGAGACAGAATCGGGATCCGCTCCTTGATCTCCTCAACCAGCGTCCGCGGCCACAGCGACGAACTCGCGAACACGCTGACCGTCGGCGGGATGGTGACCACCGGCGCCGGCGGATCCGGGATGACCTGGTCGAGGCTAGCGACCGTCAGGATCGGCGCCTTGTCGTCGACCACCGTGTAGACGGCCCCGCTCGGGTGCACCGACGGCGGGATCATCACGTAGCCACCGCGCCCCTTGATATCCCCCCACTTGAAGTGCCCTGTCCGCGGCTTGTCCTCGACGAACACATAGACGTGCATCCCCCGGGCAGTCTTGACCCGGTACGACTCGCTGGCCACCCGCCGCGCCTCGCCCCCCTGCGCCGCCGCCCAGGCCAGCCAGGCAACGTAGTCGGGCATCGTATCGCAGTCGATTACCGTCAGTCCTTGCCAGCCACAGACGACCGCCCAGTTGATCGGTTTCCGTGCCCAGAAGTCGAGATCCCGCTGGCTCGGTAGTCGTGTCTGGTACTTCTGCCACCGTATCGACGGGCGCTTTGTTTTGTGGGTGCAGGGCAGTACTGCAATCCCCGCTTTCAAGAAATCTTGCGGTTGCATCCTGTGTTCCCCGTCTCAAATTGGGTAGTGTTTGTAGTATTTGGAGGGTCTGTTTTCCTCTAAACGATTCCAAGAATCGCGCAGGAAATAGAGTTAGAGGAAAACGCAGCGATAAACACTACAAACACTACCCAGCCTCACTTCACGAACTGGTAGACTTCGTAGCCTTTTTGTTTTCTCCACCGCATCGTGATGCCGCTCCGCATCAAGTGCTCTTGCAGCTCTCGCTGTATGCCTGCTAGTTCCCGGCCGAACGACTTGACTGACCGGGGCCAGTCGACGTCTGGGCGGTCTACGCCGAACAGTGCCGCTTTTGATTGCTCGAACAGGAATCGGGTTTGAATGTAGAGGGGAGTGTAGGAGGAGCTCGTCAACCACGCCTCTATTGCCTCTACGACCACGTTTGAATCGAGCAGGAACGCCGCCTGTCGTGCCTTGACCTCATTTAAGCTCGTTTCCCAGATTCCTTCCTGACCGACGGCCCGCGCCATCACCGTACCTAAGGAAGCCCAGTCTTCCATGCGGAGTCCGCTTCGTTGTGGTATTCCGTTTTGTCGTATCTCGCGGACAACTGAGTTGAGCGCTAGCAGAATGTCGCCCCACCATTGATTCCGTCTCTTGATCACCTCCGTCAGAAAGTAGCTTTCGCGCGTCCGGTCGGCATCTTCGATGCGCTTAACCGGCACTATGATGGTGCGGTCGACCAGATCATCTCGTTGCAGTGTGTCTGGTGAACGGCTGGTGACCGCGAGCCAGCAGCGATAGTGGACCGTGACTGATTCGTTTGTCGTGTAGAGTCGCCGGAGCTGGTCGATCTTGCCAGTACTCAGGCTGGCGATCTTGTCCCGAATGTCTTGTGCCGGGTCGTCCATATTGTCGAGAGCGACTACATGTGAATTGCTGGTCAACGCGATGAAAGAGTCGGCCCGATCGGGTACGCCGACGACATCGGCGCCGAGGCCGAAGAGCAGGCGGAGAAGGATCCGCAGCGACATCGATTTCCCGGAACCTTTGCCTCCCTTCATCACCAAGATCGGTCGCGTGGGGCAGAGCTCAGTAAAGAAGGTCGCCAGCCACCACGCGCGATAGACCAGCGAGCACTCGTCTCGGCCGCTATCCCAATTCGGGATCTCATGGATCGACCAATCAAGAACCGAGCCGTTGGCGCTGTAGTCGGGGGTATAAGGTGTCCAGAATGGCGCGTCATCGAAGATCACTGGGCCGTTGCCGTTGGCTTCTTCTTCAATCGTCATTCCATCGAGTCGGTAGACCACGCCGTCGTAGCGGGATACGCGCAGCGTCTGCTGTATATCGTCCCAGCAAGCCACGCGGACGACATCAACCTCTTTGCCCAGTTCAGCGTTGGCGATTTCGCAGTCGTTCAAGAAGTACTTGAATGCTTTTGCCGCCGGATTCACGCTGGTGAGCAGGTACAGCCATAGATGCCAAGCTGCCGTGTCGAAGGAGTAGAGCCGGTGCGTAGGCTTGTATAGATAGTGCCGCGTGTTCCGTGCCGTCTTGATGAATTCGCCCTTGCCGACTAGCCAGTCTAGAAGGATCTCGCCGGCTTGCTTGTAGTTACGCTCTGCGGTTGTCTTGCGTGCGAGAACCGCCTGTATCGCTTTCACGAGGTTCTCGTCAATTGGCCTGAGTAGTGCTCCGGATTGCTTTGTAGCGGAGGCTTGGCTGCTGGGCACTTTCTTGGTATGTGTCTGTGGTCGTTGTTTGTTGCCCTTTGCCGTCTGTCCTCGTGCGACGTCCGCGACGGTTATTGCCAAAGCCACCCGTAAATCGATGCCGTATGGCAAGGGAGCATTGAGTATCGCCGTCCCCGGATCTACGCCGTTGATCGCGAGGATGGGGCAAATTGTGGCCCACGGAGAGGGAAAAGCTGCCCAGTTGCCTGTGGTTATCTCTCTGTTGATAAGGTGGGCAGCTGCCTCGAGCCCGGCAATCCACGTTTCTGTTGGGGTCGTGGCGAAGGTCGGCTCTCCCGCGAGTTGCTGGGCGAAACAATCCTCTATACCGAGCGCTAGCAGTGCATCCAGCAACAATGACCGCTCGTTAGTCATCATATTCCCCGCGACGATCTAGCCAATCTTCGAATCTCTCTTCGATCTCAGCTGTGTCGTCCCGTCTCCCCCAATCCTCGCCGTACACCTTACTGGCCCAGCCATCTAGGCGTGCTTTCCAATGCTTTGCCCCATTCTCAGCGGCAGCTTCCCTTGCCCGGATTTCATCGAATCTCGGGTGGCAACCCTCGCAAAGCACCATCAGGTCGGACATTCGCTCGTAGCCGAGCCGGTCATACGTGAGGTGGTGGATGTACAACTTGGAGGGGAGCTTCATCTTGCCGCATCCTTGGCACTTGTAGTCGAACAGGCGCAGCATTTCGTTTCGGATCTTCTTCCACGCCTTGCTGCTGAGATAGGACGTGTACTGTGGGCTATGCTCATTCACTCTTCCTACCCACCCGTCAACGCTTTCTGTCACTCAACTTGCGGAGGACGGCCGCGGAGTCGAACCACGCTCGCCTGTTTGGGCTTCGCAGGCGATGCGCCTCGCACCGTCCCGGTGCGGGGGCTATGCCCCCGCGGTTAACATCAGACTCTGTGCCTTCTCTGCGAGCGCCGCGGCTTTTGCCGCCACTACGTGGCGTCCGCCCCTCGCCGCGGCCAGATCGGCGAGGAATTTGCGTCCGCCGCCTTGATCGTCCTCCGGGCCGACGAAGATCGTGTCGATCTTGCTCGTCATCGCCCGGGCCACGCGCAGCGCGTCCTCCGGCGAGTCCGGGCGGCCGTCGCTGATTACGATGAAGCGCACCGTCCCGTCGGCCGCTATGGCGAACAGAAGCGCTGCCGCCAGATCGGTGCTCCCGCCGAGAAACGGCGGCACCCCGCCGGGGCAGAACTGCACCGTGTCCGAGAACGCAACCACGGCGACCCGTCCGGGCATTTCCGCTTGGAGCTGCCGCAGTTCCTGGCAGGCGACGTCGTACCGGCGCTGGGATCCGCGCGCGTCCCGATCATCCATTGAGCCGGAGACGTCGACGATGCAGATCGCGTCGGCACTCAGGAACGACTCGGCCACGCTCATCCCGTCCCGCTCGGCGATGGCCGAGAGCGAGCCGGGAACGATTGCTCTTGTGTTCATTGCCACACTACCTCGAACGTCTCGGCGCCCATCGGCCAGCTCACCACCATCGTCCGGCCGTGCTCGTCGAGGATGTCCTGCCACTCGATGATCTTCGCCACCACGAACCGTCCGAGCATTGCCACCCCCTCGGCGAGTACCCACCCGCAGCGCAGCGGCGAGCGGTAACCACCGGACTCGAACTTGTCCAGTGGGAGGGTCGTCTCGTGGCGCTTGATGCTGTGCTGCAGCGCCAGCCCGGCGTCGTACTTCTTGCGTTTGGCGTCGTCTTGGAGTACCTCGTAGGCGTGCTGGATCGCCTTGAACGTCTCCGCGGCGTTCGGCTCCCGGCAGACGTCCGGGTGCCACTGCTTGGCTAGCCGGCGGTAGTTCGCCCGGAGCTCGTCGAATCTCGCTCCCGGCTTGGCGGCGAGCACCGCGTACAGCGTCGGCATCTCGTCCGGCCGCTGCGGCTCCGCGGCGAACCACTCTCGGAGCACCGTCTCCGGGAAGATCGCCGACCATGACCCATCCGCCCACCCGAAGGCGCTCGCCGTGCCGTTGTCCCGCTCCTTGCACCGCCCGAGGTACTCGAGGCGCAGCAGCCGTGTCTCGGCCGCCGGCGCGGCCGCTTTGGGGACGTTGACGGAGACGCTCAGATAGTCCTCCGCGAGCTTGGCGCACGTTTCTGCGTATTGAGGGGCTACCAGCCACCGCTTGTGGTTGCCGTCCCAGCGGCGGCCTTCCTGCGGGACTTGGTTCTTGAAGGCCGCGAGGAAACAGCCGTCGTAGCTGCTCTCGAGAGCGAAGTCGGCGCCTACTACGTACAGGCGGGCGTAGTTCCTGCCGCGTGTGCTGGTGTAGCTCATCGCTCCCCCCTGCACACGTCGCCAGTCTTTACTCGAGGATGTTTGTCACCACGTAAGACTTTCTCTGGATACTTCCGCGTCCAGTGTTGGTCTCCACGTGGCCGGCGTTCCCGATGTGTTACCGAGCCATTCCGGCTGCCGGTGGCCATCCGCTTCTTGGCCAAAGCATCTTGGATGTTGTCTCGTTGCGTGCCAAGGAACAAATGATCGGGCCGAACGCATCGTCGGTTGTCGCAACGATGCAGTACTAGAAGTCCGGATGGAACTGGCCCAAAGGCAAGCTCCCAAGATACTCGATGGGCCTGGGCGTGCCTGTGGTAGTAGATTGCCCCGTAGCCGGATGAACGAATAGCCCCAGTCCACACCCAGCAGTCATCGGTCTTCTTGACCTTGTGCCAGAATCGCGTTTCTATTGGTAGTCCTCTGCCATTTCCTGTCAGGCTACCGTTTCCCACGGCACACCTTCCAGAAATCGCAGAATCTCGGCGTACACTTCCAAGATGTGGGGTTGGGCACAAACACTTCATGTTCGATTCCTCGCCATACGGCTTGAATGGCCGAATAGAGCCAAAACAACGAGGCCGGATGGTGCTGGCTCTCGAATGTCTGCACCTGCGGCGCCTGAGTCTTCACAAACACGACGTGGCGGAAGCGATAGTCGATCTTGTAGCCGGCCTGGTTCAGCGCGGCGAGGTAGAAGAGAGGCTGTGTCTCGCGCTCCGCCTGGTCCTGGCTCCACGCCCGGTTGGCGGTCTTGAGGTCCACCGGGACGCCGTCGTCGGCGATCAGGTCGATGAAGCCGATCACCGGGATGGCCACGCCGGGGACGCGCAGCTCCACCCGCTTCTCGATCGCGGGGCTGCCGTCTTCGGTCAGCGGCGACAGCCGGGCGATCAGCTCCTGCGCGGCCGGGTGGGCCAGCATCCGCAGCCCGTCACCCTCGAACTGCTCGGGCAGGTCGCCATCCCACGCCACCGGCTGCTGGCACGCCGCTCCCCACTGCTCCTTCCACGCCTCTGACAGGTCGATCGGCATCTTCTGGTGCTGGTGGTGCAGAGCGTGCTCGACGGTCGCGTGGAATGCAGAACCGAACACGAGGCTCGGGCTTGGCAGTGTAGGCACTTTGTCGATGTAGCGTAGACGCCACGACCGGGCGCAGAGCTGGTAGGTACTGACCGAGCTGTAGGACAAGTGGTTCAGCTCAGACATTCGCCACCCCCAGCGCCGCGGCTGCCTTCGCCACCTCCTCGGTCGTTCCCGGGATCGTGCCGCCCGCGGCCTCCATCACCGCGTCGGCTCCGAACTGGCTTACCAGATCGTCGAGCGTGGCGTGACCGTTGCGCGCCGGCGCGGGCTCCGCGGCCACCGCCGCCCATTCGCCCTCCACGATCTCGCCGTCTTCGTTCACCGCCGCGCCCAGCTCGTCGGCGCGCTTCAGCCCGCCGATCACGTCCGGGAACAGTACGTCGATCACAAAG